AGCCGCAAAATTTTTCTAGGCACAAAATTTACAATGTAGTTACAAAATCGCCCAATATAACAATCTGGTTACAAAAACTATTCTCAATAAGCAAATATTTCTCAATAAAAATGCGGAATTATACCACGACTACAAATGTTTTGCTAATGTAACCTCAAGACAGTTACAAAAAATCGCATGGCACTAATTAGTAGGTCAGAAGCAGCAAGATTAAAGAACGTAACTCCACAGGCGGTATATAAGGCGATTAACCAGGGCAGACTTACTCCTGTTGTAGATAACGATGGCAAAGTTATGTTAGATAAGGATGCTTTTGTAGAAGATTGGGAAAAAACATATCATCCTAATCAGATGAAGAAGACTAATAATTATCACAAGCCAAGGCAGAAGGCAGTTGTTACAGATATCCCTGCATATGAAGAAAGTCGTGCTAGAACAGAACATTTAAAAGCAGAGTTGTTAGAGATAGAGCGCAAGCAGAAAGAACAACAGCTTGTTGATAGCAAAGAAGTAAAAGCAACATGGTTGCAGTTGATAGCACTAGCTAAGACAAAAGTATTAGGCATACCTAGTAAGGCAAAACAACGCATACCTGATTTAGATGTGTCTGCTATGAATTGTTTAGAAGATATTGTTAGAGAGTCTTTAGAAGAGATAGCTGATACACAGGCTGCATGACAAATATTTATGAACTAGAGAGGGCAGCATTAGAAGCATTTAGACCGCCTAAAAAACTTAGTCTCAGTGAATGGGCTGATGAATATGCATATCTCTCTGTAGAAAGTTCTGCTGAAGGTGGTCGCTGGAGAACATTGCCATATCAAAAAGGTATTATGGATGCTATTACTGATCCTAATATTGAGCAGGTCACAGTAATGAAATCAGCAAGAGTTGGATATTCTAAAATACTTAATCACGTTATTGCATATCACATACATCAAGATCCTTGTCCAATAATGATTGTGCAGCCAACTATAGAGGATGCAACTGGATATTCCAAAGAAGAAGTAGCACCTATGCTGCGTGACACAAAATGTTTACATGGTTTGGTATCTGAGGCAAAAGCAAAAGATGGTCAGAATACATTATTACAAAAACAGTTTCCTGGTGGCACGTTAGGTTTGGTAGGAGCTAACTCACCTAGAGGTTTTCGTAGGGTAAGTAGACGTATTGTTCTTTTTGATGAGGTTGATGGCTATCCTGTAGGTGGAGCAGGTACAGAAGGAGATCAAATAAAGTTAGGTATAAGAAGAACAGAATATTACTGGAATAGAAAGATAGTCGCAGGGTCTACACCTACTGTTCAAGACTTTTCACGTATAGAAAAGCTATTTAGCGAGTCAGATCAGCGAAGATACTTTGTTCCATGTCCAGAATGCGGTGAAATGCAGTATTTTGTCTGGAAGAACATAAAATGGCAAGGAAATGACCTAAATACAGCCTCATATTGCTGTAAATCGTGCGGTGTTTTTATACCACACAGCAAAAAACGATGGATGGTGGAAAGAGGAGAATGGCGAGCTACTGCTGAAGGTAATGGTAAACACGTTGGATTTCATATATGGGCTGGTTATTCTTATTCGCCAAATGCTTCATGGGCTAATCTTGCAGAAGAATGGCTTGCGTCTAAGGATAATCCAGAACAGTTACGCACGTTTATTAATACTGTTTTAGGAGAGGTTTGGCAAGATGAATACGAATCAAAAGTAGGTGCTAATGCATTAATGGAAAAAGCAGCTAATGAAGATTATGAAAAAGGTGTACCGCCAGAAGAAGTGTTAGTAATCTTAGCTGGTATCGATACACAAGATGACAGACTTAGTTTGTCTGTTTGGGGGGCTGGTAGAAATGAAGAGTTTTTCTTATTAGATAGAGTAAAAATATACGGTTCGCCATCAAGACCAGATGTATGGCAACAGCTAGATGAAATATTACAGACACCATATACAAATGTAAATGGAATAAAAATGCGTATCGAAGTCGCTGCTATAGATACTGGTGGCCACTTCACTGATGAAGTCTATAATTATGTAAGAGAAAGAACTAAATTAGGGATGATAGCAATAAAAGGTATAGGGAAACTACGCAATGATGCATTTTTAAGTAAGCCAAACAAAATAGACTATGGATCTACAGGTAAAACAAGAAGAGGTAGCGTAATGTTATTTTCTGTTGCTGTTAATAAAATAAAAACTCAGATGCATAGAAGATTAAAAGAAGCAGAGCCAGGTAAAGGTGCTTTGCATTTTTATCCGACCATAACCTCTGATTATTTTGAAGAACTAACAGCAGAAAGAGAAATAAGAAAACAACGTAATGGATATCAGTTTGACAGGGTATGGGTAAAGAAAAGTGGTGTTAGAAACGAGGCGTTAGATGAGATGGTTTATGCGTATGCAGCATTACATCGTTTGTATCAATTGTATGACCGCAGAACATTATGGAATCAGTTAGAAAAGCGATATCAAAATCAAAATAGTGATTCTAAGGCAAATAGAGGTAGAATAAGACCAAAGAATGTACAATCTGATTATGTTACTAACTGGTAGAGGTCATTATGTGGGTATCTGATCTTCCATCTGTAATAAGTGCAGGTGAAACTGTTAAGTGGAGAGATGAGGCAACAACTGTGCCTTTTAATCAAAATGCTACAAGTACTGATTGGACACTTACATATTATTTAAGAACTAATTCATTTGGTCAAGGACATACAAGTGTTGGTAGTTCATATAACACAGGATGGGAGTTTACTATTACTGCAACAGATAGTGCTGAATTTAATTCAGGTGATTGGTATTGGTGTGCAATTGTTTCTAAGTCAGGAGAAAAATTTAAGTTAGGACAAGGTAGTCTTACAGTAAAACAGCAGCTTGAATATACTGGTACACCAAATGGTATTGATTACAGAACTACCGCTGAAACAGATTTAGCAAATATTTCTGCTGCTATACGAGCTATTGTTTCTGACAAGGCAAAAGAATACACTATAGGAGACAGAACTTTCAAGCGTCTTGATTTACCTGTGTTAATAGCTAGAGAAAGTCAGTTAAAAAGTATTGTTAAAAGTGAGCAGCGTGCTTCACTAATAGCACAGGGGTTAGGTGATCCCAAAAATCTTTATGTCCGTTTTTAGGAGGAGAAATGGGTTTAGTTAACGCATGGAAAGGCTTTTTTACGTCAAATCAAGACATATTTGAGCAAAAAACTGTAAAAAAACGCAGAAGGTCATATACAGGGGCAAGAATTGATCGTAATACTGCTTCATGGGTAACAAACCAAACATCTGCTGATCAAGAATGGAAACAAGGTATAACTAGACTGCGATCAAGAGTTCATGATCTTGTTCGTAATAATAATTATGCATCACAAGCAATTAGATATTCAACAAATCAAATAGTTGGTACTGGTGTACGATTACAAGCACAAATAAGAAAACAAAGAAATAATGAATTATATACAAAATTAAATGAACAAATAGAAGGCCAATGGTCAATGTGGGGTAGAAAAGATAGTTGTGATGTAAGAGGTGTTTTATGTTTTTCTGAGTTAGAAAGATTAGCTGTAAGGTCAATGATAGAAAGTGGTGAAAGTTTTATAATTATGCATCGAAGACAGTTTGGTAGAAGTAAAGTTCCATTTGCATTAGAGGTAATAGAAGCTGATCAATTAGACGAGGATTATAAAGGTAAATTATCTAATCCAAAAAATGTATGGCGTTTAGGAATAGAAATGGACAGATTTCAACGTGCTGTTAACTATGCTTTTCTTACAAAACACCCAGGTGATAGTAATTTTTCTGCACCTATTGGTCAAAAACAACATATTATTGTTCCAGCAATGGATGTAATACATTTATTCATGCCACAAAGACCAGGTCAACATCGTGGTATACCTTTTTTAGCATCTGCTATAAGTCATTTACATCAATTAGATGGATATATAGAAGCGAGCCTAATTAGGTGTCGTGCAAGTAGTGCTTTAATGGGTTTTATTAGTACACCAGAAGGTGAGTTAGATGCAGGTGGTGAAGTGTATGACTATGACAGAGTAACTAGCTTTGAACCTGGTCAATTTAAGTATTTAGAGCCAGGTGCAAATGTAACTATTCCAGACATGGATAGCCCTAATGGAGAGTTTGATCCTTTTGTTCGTACAATGCTACGCAGTATGGCTAGTGGCCTAGGTTGTAGTTTTGAGGCGATGATACAAGATAGAGATCATTGGCGAACAATACAACAGATGCTAAAAGAAAACTTTTATCAGCCAATATATGAGGCATGGTTAGAAATGGCTGTTATGAATAATGCATTACAGCTTCCAACATATGAAACAGAACCAGAAAGATACCAAAAGGTTAGATGGGTATGTAGAGGATATAGCTATGTTGATCCAGAAAAAGAAGTAAAAGCACAACGTGATGCTATTAGGTCAGGTTTAAAAACAATGTCTGAATGCATAGCTGAAAATGGTGGCGATGTAGAAGAACTTCTTGTACAAAGACAATCTGAATTAGCAAAATTAGATGAAATGAATATAGTGACTGATTCTGATCCAAGTGCTACAACACAATCAGGTGGTTCACAATTTAAACCTGTTGGTAGTATTGATCCATTTGGTGATACTTTAGAACCAACAGGCGAGGATGCCGAAAACGTATCGGAGGAAGCAAGTGGCAACTATTAATGGTACGGAGATAGATTTAACGCCAACTGCTGGCATGAAAAAAGAGGCACAGAGATATAGAGATTGGAAATCAGAAGGTAGAGCAGGTGGCACAGATGTTGCAAGAAGAAGAGCAACACAAATCCTAAGTGGTAGTGAATTAAGTCCACAGGTTGTAGTTGAAATGTCTGCATGGTTTGCAAGACATGAAGTAGATAAACAGGCAGAAGGATTTAGTCCTGGTGAGGATGGCTATCCGTCAAAAGGTCGTGTAGCATGGGCGGCATGGGGCGGTGATGCTGGAAAAAGTTTTTCAGATCCTAAATCCGCTAGAATAAAGGAGTTACGTTCTATGCCTGTGACTAAAACTAAAAAACGAGCAGCACCAGATGCTCTAGAAACTGGAGATTTTGTTAGTTGGAACTCTTCTGGAGGTAGAGCTAGAGGAGTAATTACAAGAATAGAAAGAGATGGAACTATTGATGTTCCAGATTCTTCTTTTACTATTACTGGAACAGAAGATGACCCTGCTGCTCTAATACAATTGTATCGTGATGGCGATGCTACAGATACCTATGTAGGTCACAAGTTCAGCACATTAACTAAGATAGATCCTATCAGAAGTGTTACGGAATGTTACAAACGTAGTGGCGAAACAACATTTGCAGAGAAAGACGAAAGAGTTTATGAATTTGCCTTTTCTAGTGAGTTTCCAGTAGCTCGTAACTTCGGTATGGAGGTGCTTAGTCACGATGATGGTGCTATGAATCTAGACAGGCTAAACAACTCTGCACCACTGTTGTTTAACCATGATCCTAATAAAGTGATTGGTGTTGTAGAACGTGCTTATGTTGATAAGAAAAAAAAGAAAGGTTATTCAAGAGTTAGATTTAGTAAAAATAGTTTTGCAGAAGAAGTTAGGCAAGACGTAAAAGATGGAATTTTACGCAATGTCAGCACAGGTTATGTAATTAACGACATGGAAGAGCGAGATGATAGCTTTTTGGCAACAAATTGGCAACCTTACGAGGTTTCTATTGTTGCTACACCTGCTGATACTTCAGTAGGTATAGGTAGGTCACTAGTTGATAGTGATACTATGCCTATTGACGAAAATCATCCTATTATGGATGATAAGCGTGCAAACGTAGATACGGCTTCTGTCGTAGAATCCCATACCCCCGAAAAGGAAATGCCCGAAGAACAAAACCTAGAGGTTGTGCGTTCAGAAGCCACTAAAAAGGCTCAATCTGACGAGCGTACAAGAATTAGAGAAATTACTGCTCTTTGCAACAGACATTCATTAACAGAAATGGGTGA